CTCAAACAGGGGCATCTTGTGAACACCGCCTACTTGATAAAACGAATTGCAGAATTGAGTGCTGAACTGACAGCGGTTAAGGCCGCAATGCAGGCGCTAGAAGTCAGGCTTGATTCTGTCGAAACCAGGCGGAAGAAAAATGCCCAAGCTGACTGACTCGCAGATTCTCGCCAAGGCCCAGATGGAGGTGACCTCCACCATCGGGCGCTGGGGTTCTGAAATCTCCAATGAGCGGGCTGCCGCGCTTGATTACTACCTCGGCGAGCAGTACGGGGACGAGGCTGAGGGCAGGAGTCAGGTTATCACTCGGGAGGTCATGGAGACCATTGAGTGGATTCTGCCGAGCTTGGTCCGCATCTTCTGCGATGCGGACAATATGGTTCAGTTCGACGCCGTTGGGCCGGAGGATGAAGAGCAGGCCGAGCAGGAAACGGACGTGGTTAACTACGTCTACTGGAAGCAGAACAAGGGCTTCTACAACACCTATACCTTTCTGAAGGACGCCCTTCTCTCGAAGAACGGCATCCTGAAAATCTGGTGGGAAGATGCCGAAATCGAGGAGCGGGAGGAGTACACCGGCCTTGATGAGCTGAGCATCCTTCAGCTTATGTCTGACCCAACGGTGACCCGCGAGCCTATCGAGGTCACTGTAGAAGAAGATGGGTCTATGTCGGCGGCTTTCAAGGTCACCAAGAACAAGGGCCGAGTCCGCATTGAGCCCGTAGCCCCTGAAGATTTCGGGATTAGCCGGGACGCCTCTAGTCCTTATGCTAAGGATGCGCGCTCTTGTTATATGCGGGTCCAGAAGTCGAAGAGCGAGCTTATTGAAGCAGGGTACGACCGCAAGCTGGTCGAGAGCCTCCCGACTTCTGACGACGTAGATACCCCTGAAAAGATTGCCCGAGACCGCCTAGACGACGAAGGTCTCGCGACCGTTTATACCCGAGACACCTACTGGATTACCGAGTGCTATCTCTACCTCGACAAGAACGACGACGGGATAGACGAGCTCCTAAAGGTGACCTACGCGGGCGACCCTGATGGCGGTGGCTCGGCGACCCTGCTAGATGTGGAAGAGGTCGACCGTATCCCATTTGCTACAGCAACCCCGGTCATCCTCACCCATAAGTTCTATGGACTCTCCATCGCAGACCTGACGATGGACATTCAGCACATCAAGTCCACCCTGTTGCGGCAGGTATTGGATAACACTTACCTAGCCAACAACTCGCGGACAATCGTGAACGATGAGTTCGTGAACATGGACGACTTGCTGACAAGCCGCCCTGGCGGGGTTATCCGGGTGCGCGGCGACCAAGGCGTTGGGGCTTATGTGACTCCGCTCCCTGCTTCTCCGCTGCCGCAGGAAACATTCCCGCTGATGGAGTACATGGACCAGCAAATCAAGCAGCGCACGGGCGTTGGCGACGAGGTTGCTGGCCTTGATAAGAACGCCCTCAGCAACGTGAATACCGGGGTGGCTGCGCTGGCCTACGACGCGGCCCGCATGAAAATCGAGATGATTGCCCGAATCATGGCCGAGGTGGGCTTCGTCCCCCTGTTCAAGGATATCCATGAAATCCTGAGCAAGAACCAAGACCGGGAAATGGTCCTGAAGCTCCGCAATCGCTGGGTTCCGGTAAACCCCGGAGAGTGGCGAGAGCGCGAGAACATTACGGTGCGCGTCGGCATGGGCAACCAGAGCCGTGAACGCCGCGTAATGGGGATGATGCAGATTATTGACCTTCAGCAGAAGTACGCGGCGGCGGGAGCGATGGGGTCGCTAGTAGCGCCGGAACAAATGTGGATGGCCAACAAAGAACTGGTCAGCGCGATGGGCCTCACGCCTGAGCTGTTCTTCATGGACCCCAAGATGGCCCCGCCCCCGCCGCCGCCGCAGCCAGACCCAGCCGCAATGGCGGCTCAAGTACAGGCAGAGGCGATGATGCTGGACGCTCAGTCCAAGATGGCAAGGGCTCAGGTTGACGCCCAGAAGGTGGCCGCCGAAGAGCGGATGATGCAGGCCGAGATGATGCTCAAGATTGAGGAGCAGCGTCTCAAGCGTGAAATCTCCACCTTGCAGAACGAGCTGAAGGGGATGAAGGACTCGGCAGACTCGAACGCGAAGCTCCTGTCGATGGAAGTCGAGATGAAGCGACGCCAGACCGAGAACGATCTTAAGTTGCTCCAGATTCAGATGGCCGAGATAAGCAAGTCCAAGGACCGGGCGCTCGACAAGTACATCGCCGACCAGAAGGCGGGCCTCGACGCGGCCAAGATGTCTATGCAGGAGATGAAGGACTTCCTTCCTGGCGGAATCCTTGTGGGCGAGCCGGAGATTACCGAAATCTTCGCCTACGACACCATGATGCCCGAGAAGCCTGAAGAAGAGATGGAAGAGCCGGAGGAGATGGAGGAAGAGGACGAAGAGGAAGAGGAGAAAGGCCCAGACCAGCGCGACTATATGCTGGCGATGATGGCCGACCAGATTGCCTCCCTGCAAAACCAAATCAACAACAGCGAAGTCCGAAAAGAAGTGGTCCGGGACAAGGACGGCTTGATCAAGGAAATCGTGGAGCGCCGCGTTGCCAAGTCTTGATAAAGAGATAGCCCGAGGCCATGAGGCAGAGCGCATCCTGCGTTCCCCTCTATGGTCTGAGGCGTGGTCATCCTACGAAGAAAAGCTGATGGCCGCATGGCGAGCCAGTGGCGCTAAAGAACAGGAACAGCGCGAGACCTTGTGGCTTGCGTTTCAGGTCTGTCAGAAGATTAAGAATCACATTGAGTCGGTCATGGTGACGGGCAAGATGGCATCAAAACAAGTTGAGGAGTTGAACAAATGAGCGAACAGCAAGCGACCCCAGAGGCTCGGATTGCGGCCTACCTAACCCCTGAGTCTGAGCGCCCGAGAGAGGAAGCGCCTATCGAGGCATCTTCGGAAGCGCCTGTAGAGGCATCTTACGAAGCTCCACAGGAGGCCCCACAGGAGGCTCCGCAGGAAGCATCGGAAGAACCAGCAGATGAGATGACCATTGACGAGTGGAACCAGCTCGCCGAATACCTCGATGCAGACCCCTCCGACCTGTATGCCCTGAAGGTCAACCTGGACACGCCAGATGGCCCGAAGCAGGCGACCATCGAGCAGCTCAAAGACGCTTACAAAGAACAGGAAAAGCTGCGGGCAGAGTCGGCCAAAGTAGAACACGCTCGAAACCAGCTTCAGCAGCAGTGGACGCAGGCTGCGCAAGCCCTCCAACAGAAAGAGCACCAAGCGGCAGAGCTGCTTGGGTACGTTGAGAACCAGTTCTTTCAGGAGATGGGCCAGATTAACTGGGATTGGCTACGACAGAACAATCCGGCAGAATTTGCTGCATTGAGAATGCAGTATCAGGAGCGCCAGAGCGAACTGGCGAACCTACGGGCGCAGGCGGCAGTACGGTATGAAAACGCGCAGCGGGAGCAGGCGCAAATCATGGCTTCTCAGGAGCGGGAGCTTCTGGGTAGAGAGGCTGAATTACTGTACAAGGCCATCCCGGAATGGAGGGACCAGCAGGTCGCGGCACGAGAAAAAGCCGAGATTGCACAGTTCCTCTTGTCTCGCGGGTATAGCCCGCAGTATGTCTCGAACATCAAAGCGCATAGAGAGGTCCTTCTGGCGAGGGACGCCATGCGGCTTGCGAAATCGCAGACTACGGTTGCAAAAAACAAGGTGTTCAAACTTGGCAAAAAGACCCTCACACCGGGGGCTCGCGGCGCTAAGAATGAGCAGGCTACAGAAACGACCCGTGCACTGCGTGGCAAGCTCTCAAAGAGCGGAAACATGAAAGACGCAGCAGCACTAATTTCCCGAATGATCGGGTAAGGAGACAGAGAGATGGCAGTTCCGACAGGCACTTATCAGCGGTACGCCGCTGTTGGTATGCGCGAGGACTTGGAAGATATCATCTATGATATCTCGCCAATGGACACCCCCTTCATGTCCAACGTCACCCGCAAGAAGGCCACTTCGACCTTCCACGAGTGGCAGACGGACAGCCTTGATTCGGCTGTTGCGACCAACGCGCAGGTTGAAGGCGATGATGCGAATACGAACACCGCGACGGCCACTAGCCGCTTCGGTAACTACACGCAGATTCTGACCAAGGTCCCGCGCGTCTCTGGCACCCTGCGTGCCTCTGACACCGCTGGCCGCCGTGACGAGCTCAGCTACCAGATTGCCAAGCGCGGCCGGGAACTGAAGCGCGACATGGAAGCGACGTTCCTCGGGACGCAAGCCGCGACTGCGGGTGCTGCTGCCTCCGCGCGCGTCATGGCTGGCGTTGCTGCGTGGCTCTTCACGAATCAGGTGAAGAACGGCACCGCCGCGACCACCACGACCGTTACCTCCGGCGCTCCGGGCACTGCCCCGACTTCCGGTACTGCGGCGACCTTCACGGAAGTCATGCTGAAGTCCGCGA